GCCAGAATGTATCCGACTGAAGTGGTCGCATATTCAAAGCGGACTTCATCGGCGATCGCCGCTAGACTTATCCCAGCCGGTATCCCAATCACCGACATCGATGGGAACTTATACGGCCAAAGCTGCGACGAATTGCTGGGAGCCATAACATCGAAGAGACTTGTCCACAAGAATCAGCCGGAGCTTACGAAGCAAGTGCTTTCAGCGGCTCGACTTCCATTCGGCGATGGTGGCTGGACCATAGGGCGGAAGGCCAGTCAGTCCACTGTCTGCGCGACGGTTGCATCTGCGCTCGTCACTCACTTCGCGACACGCCCAGAGACGGATCTTGACATCATGATCGGCTGAATGTAAAGAAGTCTAAAATTCTGCACATGGGAATTCGTGACTTCTTCGTATCGGCTCCACAGCCGCAACCCGATCAAACGATCGACGCATCTCTTGCACCCGTTAATTCTCTCGATTCAATCGGCGCACCATACTTCGGCGGCATTCAAAGCGCATCGCGATCCGAAGCGATGGGAGTGCCAACAATCGCACGCGCTCGCGGAATTATCTGCTCGACCGTTGCATCACTTCCACTCCAGACAAGAGTGAAAGAGACAAATGAGATCGTGCCATCATTCCGCGTCATCAACCAACCGGATCCGCGTATCACTGGCGCAGAATTCTGGGCTTGGATCGCTGAAGACTTGCTCTTCCGTCCAGCTGCGTACGCGATGGTTATGTCACGCTATGCCGACACCGGTCGCATTCAATCGATGGAACGAATTGCACCGGAGCGCGTAGGCGTCTTTACAAATGCAAACGGCACACAGATCGAAAGCTACACAGTGGACGGAATTACAATTCCAGCCGATCAGCTTGTCGTGTTCGGCAACATGCAAGAAGGTCTTCTTAATCGCGCCGGACGTACAGTTCGCGCAGCTCACGCTTTGGAAAAATCTGCTTACGACTTTGCACTCAATCCAATTCCGCAGATTGTACTTTCATCAAATGGCGTCAATCTTCCAAAGGATCGCGTGGCAGCTCTTGTCTCAGCGTTCAAGAATAAAGCTTCAAAGGCTGTCACCTTCTTGAATGCAGATATAAAGATGGACACGATTGGCTATGATCCCAAGAATCTTCAAATGAATGAAGCGAGACAATACCTTTCTCTCGAATTATGCAGAGCGATTGGGCTTCCGGCTTGGTTCGCTTCTGCCGATCCATCATCGATGACATATTCAAACGCAATCAATCAGCGACGCGATCTCATCGACTTCTCGATTCGTCCAATCTTGACAATAATCGAGCAAAGGCTTTCACTCACGGACTTCACCCCAGCTTCGCAATATATCCGCTACGACTTGGACAACTTCCTTCGCGGCAACCCTTACGAACGTGCACAGGTCTATCAGCTACTCAGCCAGATCGGCGCGATTACAGTGGACGAAATCAGAAAGCAAGAGGATCTCATCGCATGAAAATCACAACACCAATCAACATCACAGCTGCCGATTCAGATGCACGAACGATCACCGGACGGATCGTTGCATTCGAAGAAGCTGCAAACGCATCAACGGGCAAAGTGATCTTCGCAAAGGGATCAATCGAGCCAAAAGATGTCTTCTTAAATCTTGAACATGATCGCACTCGCCGCATCGGCAAAACCCTTTCGATGTCGATGGACGGTGAAGGCGCAATCAACGCAACTTTTAAAATCGCTAACACAACAGCCGGCACAGATGCACTCATCGAAGCGATGGACGGCCTTCGCGATGGCTTCAGTGTTGAATTGGCTGTCGATGATTATGTCCAGGAGAAGGGCGGCGTCATGCGCGTACTTTCTGGCGAATTGACTGGCGTTGCACTTGTATCAGAGCCAGCCGTGCGATCAGCACGCGTCTCAGAAGTAGCAGCCAGCGAAGAAGATGAAAATTCTGCACCGATCGACGATGCAGATGCAACACCAACACCAACAACAGAAGGAGACGAAGTGTCAGAAAACACCGTCACAACAGCGGACGCCGTCGAGACGGTTGAAGCTGCACAGTCAGTCACCGCCGCAGCAAACATCGGCGGCTTCACCGCAAAGCCTCGCTTAGACTTCTCAGCTACAAAGCAGCTAGAGATGACAATCAAGGCAGCTATGGGATCAGAAGAAGCTCGCGCTTATGTAGCGGCCGCAGCTGATACCACCGACAACGCTGGCCTTGTACCAACACGCCAGCTCACAACCGTAATCAACGGCCTCGCAAATGCGACAAGAAGCAACATCGATGCCGTCAGCCGTGGGACCTTGCCGGACGCTGGCATGTCCTTCGAAATTCCAAAGATCACACAGCTTCCATCAGTAACTGAAGAAGCTGAAGGTGGCACAGTTGCAGACGTTGATCAGAATTCTGAATTCTTGTCAGTATCTGTCAAGAAGTACAGCGGCTCACAGACATTCTCAGTCGAGCTCTTTGATCGCTCTTCACCACTCTTCGTCGATGAGCTAATGCGCAACATGGCAGCTCAATACGCAAAGGTCACTGATACAGCTGTCAACGCAGCTCTCATCGCCGGCGCAACAGCCGATGCAACAGGCACGACAACATATCCAACAGCTGCCGAATTGCTTGGCATCATCGCTCGCGGTGCAGCTTCTGTCTATGGCGGAACACAAGGCTTCGCTCGCAACATGATCGTCAACACCTCACAGTGGGCAAACCTCATGTCACTCAATGACAGCGGCCGTCCAATTTACAACGCTTCACAGCCATCAAACGCTGGCGGCGTAGTTCGTCCAGATTCAGTCCGCGGAAACGTTGCAGGACTTGATCTCTATGTCACAGCAAACACAGCTGCCGGCACAGACACAGACGGATCGATCTTGATCGTCAACCCAGACGCGTACACATGGTACGAGAGCCCAACATTCCAGCTCCGTGCAGATGTCATCGCAACAGGCCAGATCTCGATCATGATGTACGGCTACGGCGCAATCGCAACAAAGATCGGCGCAGGAGCTTTCAAGAATAACAAGTCGTAACAGCCAAACAATCATCGACCGCTGCGCTCCCGTGGCGGTCGAGTAGTAGAAGGGGAAGGGCTCATGCCAACAATTATCACCGCAACCCAGTTGCGATCCGTGCTTGGCGTGAGCTCTTCTCTCTACTCAGATTCATACTTGAATCAAATTATCGACACCGGAGAGCAAACGCTTCTTCCACTCTTAACTCAATGGAAAGCAGCCGTCATCGAGCACGTCTGCACAAATGACATCGAGAAAATCACAACAATCATGCCGCACAATTTTTACGTTGGCCAGATTGTGGACATCGATGGCGTTGGCATTCATTCGCTTCAGAACAAAACTATTCTCACAATTCCAGATCCATATTCATTCACAGTTGCGCACGACATCGCCGATCACACTCCCGAAAAAGTGATCCCGGCTGGAATCGCCGTGCCTAACACTCCGACGTCTTACGTCGGCAACGCTTCAATCGAGTCAGCGATGTACGCGATCAGCGTCGAAATCTTTCAGAGCCGAATCGCTGCCGGTGGCCAGATTGAAGGCATCGACTTTCAAGCTACCCCTTACAGAATGGGCCGAAGCCTTCTCAATCGCGTCATGGGCATACTTGGGCCTTACGCCGATGTCGAAAGCATGATTCAATGACAGCATCATCGATCGCGGTCAATGTTCGCGGCGCAATCAAGACAGCCATCGCAGGGGTCGCGGCTAACACATACGATTCGGTCCCAGAGTCTCCGATGGTCCCATTCGCGGCGGTCGTACCATCGAACCCATATCTTGAAGCCAATCTCATCGGCACATCGACACGGGTCCGGGTCAATCTTGTGATCACTGTCGGCGTTGCCATGTACTCAAACGCGGCAGCTCTTGACAATATCGAGAAGCTAGTGCTCAGCATTCTGGCGGTAATTCCGTCAGGTTACACGGTTGGCTCCGTGTCTAATCCAACGCCAATCTCGATCGGAGCGTCCGAAATTCTCGCTTGCGAGATCGAGCTTTCAACCCAATACACACAAACAAACTAGGAGACAAGCTATGCCAACGACCGTCATCACCGGACGCGATCTCGCACTGACGATCGCGACCACAAGCTACGACGCACAAGCGTCATCTGTCACACTTTCAAACGAGCACACGATCGAGACATATCAGACTCTCGATGGCCGTGCATACAAAGCAATCGATGATCAGTGGACACTCGAAGTCGAAATGCTTGCAGATTGGGGAGCTTCTGGCTCTCTATGCGAAGCACTTTGGACAGCGTGCGAAAGCTCACCAAACACCACTCTCGCCGTATCACTCACAGCCGTCACCGGAGCCGTCTTTGCTTGCAACGTGCTTCCAGTGTTTCCATCTGTCGGCGGTGCTGCGCCAGATGCACAAACTGTCTCGCTATCCTTTACGGTAGTGGGCGTCCCAACAGAGACATTCAGCTAAACAAAAAGAACGGGAGCAAAAGATGAGAACGAATATCACAATCGAATACACATCTGGGGAGTCTGCGACATACGTCGCAGCTCCGCCAGAGTGGGCAAAATGGGAAAACAAGACAGGCTTCTCGATTACCCAAGCAGGGGACAAGATCGGGATCTCAGATCTTCTCTTCTTGGCCTATCACGCCATGAAGCGAGAAGCAGCTGGCAAGCCGGTCAAGCCTTACGAAGCATGGATCGAGACAGTCTCGGACATACAGACAGGAGAACCCGAAAGCCCAAAAGCTACGCCGTCGGAAGCCTAAATCGCACACTGGTCGAGCTGGCAATCGCCACATCGATCCCAATGAGCGAATGGCAGACGGCAGAGCAGATCATGACAGCCATCGAAGTATTGGAGAAAAGAAGTGGCAAGTAAGCCGGGAACGTTCGCCATTGAGGTCGATCCTGTGCAGCTTCGCGACCTTCTCCAGACTTTGAACAAGCTTGACAAAGACACTCAAAATCAGATTCGCGATGAAGCTTTGCCACTTTCAAAGCGTCTTGCCGGTCAGCTTCTCATGTTCAGCCAATCATCACCGACTCCAGCGACAAAGCTTGTCGCACAGACAATCACCGCAAAGCGCGATCGCTTGATTCGTGTTGACATCGGCGGACCAAAGAAAGTCGGTCGGCCTTACGGTGGAGAAGCTTCAAAATCTGGTAAAGGTGCAAGAGTCCGTCAACAAAGAGCACCGGCTGGGGCTTTGCTTTGGGGTACAGAATTCGGATCACAAAAAGGCACAGACTCTCGCGGTCGTGCTTACACTGGTCGATTCGGTGCTCCCTACAATAAGCGCGGCTACTGGATCAATCCGGCGGTCGATTATTACACCCCAATCGTCGCCCAGGAGTATATTCAAATCGTTCAAGCAATAATCAAGAAGGCAGGGCTCGACTAATGGCAGGAATTCCAAAAGTCAAGATTACCTTTGACGCCGATCTTGATGCGTTGAAGCGTGGCGTCAATGGCGCACAGAATGAAGTCTCAGGCTTTGGCGACAAGGTTGCAAAGTTCGGCAAGGTTGCAGGAGCAGCTTTCGCCGCTGCCGGTGCAGCTGCCGCGGCATACGCTGGCAAGCTTCTCGTTGATGGAGTAAAGGCTGCCATCGAAGATGAAGCGGCCCAAGTAAAGCTCGCAACAAGCCTTCGAAACGTTACCGGAGCGACAGAAGCACAGATCGCAGCGGTTGAATCTCAGATCACAAAGACTTCGCTATTAACTGGCGTCACCGACGACGAACTTCGTCCAAGCTTTGAAAGACTTGTCAGATCCACAAAAGATTCCCAAGAAGCACTCAAACTTCAACAGCTCGCACTTGATATCTCAGCCGGTAGCGGTAAGTCACTCGAAGCCGTCACGAACGCACTCGGTAAGGGACTCGATGGATCGACGGCATCGCTTGGCAAGCTAGGCGTTGGCCTTACAGCTGCCGAATTAAAATCGATGTCAATGGAAGAGATCACCGCGAAGCTGGCTGATACTTTCGGCGGACAAGCTTCTGAAAAGGCTGACACCTTTCAGGGCAAAATGGCACGGCTCCAAGTAGCCTTCAGCGAAGGCAAGGAGACCGTCGGAGCATTCGTGCTCGATGCAATTACGCCGATGGTCACTGGCTTCGTCAATAACGTGATCCCAGCGATTCAAAAGCTGGCTGAAGAATTAGGTCCAAAACTCACGCCAATCTTCACAACTTTGACGGAGTACATTCGCGACACTGTCATTCCAACCTTCAAAGCCATCTGGGGCTTTATCACGGAATTCTTGATCCCTACCATCGGCACAGTGCTCAGTCCGATCATCGATGGTCTTCGATCAGCCTTTGAAAAGGTTGCAGGAAAGATCAAAGAAAACGAAACAAATCTAAAGCCACTTAAAACTTTATTCGAAAACGTTGCAAAGGTTGTCCGCGATGTAATTGCTCCAGTGATCGGGACTGTCTTGGGTAAGGCTTTCGACACGCTAGGCACGGCGATCAGCCTTGTCATCGGGCTCTTCTCGACACTTGTCGGCGTTGTCAATTCTGCTTTCCAAGCCATTAAGAACATCGTCAACTTCATCAAGAATAATCCAGTCACCCAAGCAATCGGTGGCGCGATCGATAACGTCTTCGGTGGCGGTCGAGCTAATGGTGGCCCAGTAAGAAGCGGCACTTCTTACATCGTAGGCGAGCGCGGTCCAGAGCTCTTCGTCCCTAATACTTCCGGGACAATCGTGCCAAATGGTGGCATGGGTGGCACGACGGTAAATCTAACAGTAAATGGAGCCATAGATCCCGAAGGCACAGCTCGCACGATTGTCGATGTCTTGAACCGTTCAAATGCTCGCGGAGCGTTAGGCGCGAACAGGCTGCAATTCAGCTCATGACAATTTGGATCCCAACGTGGAGCATCGCCATCGATGGCGTCGAGTATAAAGACATCACTTTGGCGAATCTGACCATCTCATCGGGTCGGACGGACATCTATCAGCAAGCCGTCGCTGGATATTGCAACGTCACACTCATCGAGCTCAACGGAGCTTCAATTACTCCGGCAATCAATTCGTCAATCACAATCTCAATCGAAGACTCGACTTCTACGATGGTCCCAATCTTCGGCGGATCAATCACAGACATCATCGTGGCCGTTAATGGATCGGGCACTGGCGGAGTATCTCAAACGGTACAGATCACGGCTCTGGGAGCTCTTGCAAGGCTTCCAAAGGTGCTCACAGATGGAGTCTTGTCAAAGGATCTTGACGGCGTGCAAATCGCTTCAGTGCTCGAAGGTATCCTTTACGGAGCTTGGAATGAAGTCGCTCCAGCTTTATCTTGGGTCAATTATCTTCCGGCGACGACAACTTGGGCAAATGCCGAAAATTCTGGACTTGGAACAATCGATGAAGGCAACTATGAGCTGACAGATCGATCAGCCAGCACGACAGACGCTTATTCGCTGGTCGCAGCTCTGGCCAATTCTGGTCTGGGTTATTTATACGAAGACGCGCAGGGCCGTATCAGCTACGCCGACAGCACCCAT